TGGCCAGTCTTGGCCAGCCGCTGCCTTTTTGGAGACGACCGGCATGTCCGTTGTTGATATCTGCAATTCCGCGCTGAACCATATCGGCGGCAATAACATCACGTCGCTAACTGAGGACAGCAAACCAGCGCGCCTTTTGAACCAGCGGTACGAGCCGGTGCGCGATGCGGTATTCCGCTCGCATCCGTGGAATTGCCTGATCGCCAGAACAGACCTGGCTGCGGACAGCGCGGCACCGGCCTTCGATTTCAGTACACAGTACACATTACCGTCTGACTGCCTGCGGGTTCTGCAGGCGCAATATCTCGATACGGTGTTCAGGGTAGAAGGCCGCAAGATATTGACCGACGAAACCACCTTTAATTTGATTTACATAAAACGCGAAACCGATACGGCGCAGTACGATAGCCTGCTGGTCGATGCCCTTGCGGCACGCCTGGCGAGCGAGATCGCCTACCCATTGATTGCTAGCTCGGTCGTGGCTAATACCATGATGGCGGTCTTCGACCAGAAGGTCCGCGAGGCCAGGTTCGTAGACGCGACCGAAGGCATGCCGGGCAGTATCGATCAGGTTTCCGATACCGGCAGCATCGAAGCCAATACGTTCATAGCTGCGCGGTACTGATATGCCCAAGGCTGCGGCAGCATTAACCCCCTTCACGGCGGGCGAACTATCGCCGCGCCTTGATGGCCGGGTTGATCTGCAAAAATACTTTTCCGGCGCGAAGGTGCTGCAGAACATGGTCGTGCATCCGCACGGCGGTGCATCGCGCCGGCCCGGCACGATCTTTGTCGCGGAAGTGAAGACGAGTAGCGAAGCTGCGCGGCTGATCCCGTTCGAGTTCAATGTTACGCAGACCTATGTCTTGCAGTTCGGGCCAAGTTATTTCCGCATCCTGAAAGACGGCGGCGTTATCGAAAGCGGCGGCTCGCCGGTCGAGGTAGCCACCAGCTACACAGAGGCCGAGCTGCCGGAACTGAAGTTCGCGCAAAGCGCCGACGTGATGTACGTCGTGCATCCAGATCACCCGCCCAGGAAGATCAGCCGCACCAGCCATACGGCCTGGACAATCGCAAACGTCACTCTCGTTCGCGGACCTATGCAAGACGAGAACCTGACGACGACGACCCTGACGGCAGGTGCGCGGACAGGCAGTGTCACCATCACGGCAAGTTCCGCGACCTTCGCATCGACCGACGTCGGCAGGTTGGTCAAGCTGCATAATGGTTATGCTGCGATCACAGCGTATTCTTCAGCAACGTCTGTAACCGCAACGGTGCAGGAAAACGAAGACTTGCGGTCGGAACTGCAGCCGAGCTATACGGCGTCTACCATTGCATTGCATGAGGGCGACCCCAGCGCGACCGGGCTGGAACACAATGACCGCATAACCGACAGCGGTAAGAATTTTATCGATGAAGGCTTCAAGACCGGCATGAACATCACGGTGGCCGGCGCGGGCACTGGGGCGAACAACGGCTCGTACCTGGCGGTGTCTGTTACTGAAGACACCATACTGCTGGCACCATCTGATGACGTGACGGCAGAGGCGGCGTCATCGAGCATCACGATATCCGGCGACCTGACGGCGCATACCGAATGGTCGCTCGGCGCTTTGTCGGCAACGACGGGCTACCCGTCAGCCGTGTCGTTATACGAACAACGCCTGGTTTTCGCCGCCACGGCAAACCAGCCTCAAACGCTTTTCTTCAGCGTATCTGGAGACTTCGAGAACTTCACGTCAGGCACGGCAGACGCCGATGCGATGATCTACACCATCGGCTCCAATCAGGTGAACGTCATTAGATACCTGGCATCAGGCCGGTCGCTGCTGGTCGGCACGTCCGGCGGTGAGTTCGCCGCCAGGGCCGGCGATAGCGATGCCGCCATCACGCCGACCAACATACAGATCAAACGGCAATGCACGTATGGCACGGCGGATATCCAGCCGGTGCAGGTGGCCAACGCAACCCTGTTTGTCCAGCGAGCCAAGCGCAAGCTGCGTGAGCTGACGTACAACTTTGATACCGACAGCTACACCGCGCCGGACCTGACGATCCTGGCCGAGCATATTACCGAAACCGGCATCAGTGAGGTCAGCTACCAGCAGGAGCCGGATAATATAATCTGGTGCGTCCTGGCGAACGGCAAGCTGGCCGGCATGACCTACCGCCGGGAAGAGAGTGTCGTAGCCTGGCACCAGCACAAGATCGGCGGCGTCTTTGGCGCTGCCACGGTCACCGTTACGGATTACGCCAACATCGATACCGGCACAGACATAATCCTCAGCAAGTCTGACGGCACGACCGTGACCTTCACGTCTGAGGCGGCTGGCGGCAGTGCGCCGACCGAGGATAACGGCTGGCGACCTAACGGAAGCAATGATGCTACTGCCGACAATATCTTTACCGCTATCAATGCCCATGACGACTTCACGGTGGCCAATCCTGCGGCCAACGTCGTCACGATCTACGAGACTTTGAAGACCGGCACAGATCCGCTGACGGTTACCAGCACAGACCTGACAAGGCTGGCTGTCGCGAGTGAATCATACGCTGTAGTCGAGAACATCGCGGTCACGCCGGGCGACCTTGATGAGGACGCGATCTACATTGTGGTCAAGCGCACGATCAACGGCGCAACGAAACGATACATCGAATATTTTAATGTTTTTGATTTTGGCAGCAACGTCGAGAATGCGTTCTTTGTCGATAGCGGGCTGAGCTATTCCGGCTCGGCATCGTCAAGCATATCAGGTCTTAGCCACCTCGAAGGCGAGGCTATTACGATCCTGACCAATGGCTCGACGCACCCAAACAAGCCGGTCGCGTCAGGAGCGGTCACGCTAGACCGCACGACGACGTATGGCCATTTCGGCCTTGGCTTCACCTCGACGCTGCAGACCATGCGGATCGATCAGGGATCGGCGCAGGGCACGTCGCAGGGCAAGACAAAACGCATACACGACGTCACGGTCAGGCTGTACCGATCGGTCGGCGTCAAGGTCGGCCAGTCATCCGCGCAGCTCGACCTGATACCGTTTCGATCCAGCGCCGACGAGATGGGCCTGCCGGTGCCTCTTTATACCGGCGACAAGGATGTCGAGTTCGACGGCGGCTATGACACCGATGGCTTTGTCGTCGTTCGACAGGATCAGGCTTTGCCGCTGACGGTCCTGGCAGTTTATCCACGGCTGACCACTTTTGACGAGTGAAGCTGATCCCCTTTGTGCCAGCGCATGCCGAGGCATTGCTGGCTGACAGGCTAAACGAGGGCTGCCCAGAGATTGTTGACGACTGGGCTGCATGGATTGGCGACCTGGTCAATCCAGACATGGCCTTCACCGGGGTCGAGAACGGCCACCTGATCGGCAGCGCCGGCCTGATCAAGATATGGCCGGGCGTCAGTGAGGCCTGGTTCGTTGGCTCCTGGCGCTTGAATAACAACGTCATGGCCGGTGCCAGGGCGACCAGGCGCAAGCTCGATGAACTTATGACAGCGCATGAGCTGCACCGAATACAGGCCGTAGTCAGGGCCGACTGGCCTGCTGCCAGGCGCTTTGCGCGCTGGCTAGGCATGAAGGAAGAAGGCGTGATGAAAGCATACGGCTCCGATAAACAAGATTACATCAGGGTAGCGAAAATCAATGGCTGACCCAGTGTCAATTGGGCTGATGATTGCCGGCACAGCTGCTGCCGTTGGCGGCGCGATCTACGCAGGGAATGCTGCAAACCAGCAGGCCGGGTACAACGCGCAGGTTGCCGAGGGCAATGCAGACCGGGCCGAGATCAAGGCCGAGCAGCTCGTCGCAGAAAACGCCCGGCGTGCCGTGGAGTTCCGCGAGGACTACTCTGATTTTGCCAAACAACAAGAGGTGGTCAGAACGAAGTCCGGCGTCTATGCCTACAGCGGCACGCCTTTGCAGACGGCAATGCGGTCAGCGCAGGAAGCTGACGAGGAGCTGGAGCGGCGGCGCTACAACGCGGCGCAGGGCCGGCGCGACGTTGAAGACCAGGCTGCCGGCTTCCGCGCCCATGCCGTCAACATTCGCATGGGCGGCAGAGCCGCGCGGACGGCCAGCTATTTCCAGGCTGGCACAGCTTTGATGAGCGGCGCTGCGCGCGTGTCGAGGTACTCGTAAATGGCAGAGATTAAAATCTTTCGGGCGCAGACCGAGCGCGGCCTGACGTCCGGTCAGCCGCTGGCCCTGAAGGCCCCAGACCTTGGAGTGGTCGGTCGTGCGGTATCGCAGTTCGGTGAGGCTCTTGGCAACATAGGCGAGGAACGCGCCAAGATCGGCGCAGCCGCCAAGGCCACCGCAGCGCATACGACGTACCGTAACGAGATGCTGGGTGTTGAGCGGGCGGCGCGTGGATTAAAACCAGAAGACGCCGAGGCATATTACAAGCTGCATTCAAAGAACGCCTACGACAAGGCAAACAACAGCTTGCCGTCGAGCTATGCTAAGTCTCTGTATGCTACGCAAGCTGGGCAGACGGCCTACACGTCTCGCGCAAAGTTCTACAAGGAACATGATGCCAGGCTGATCTCCACCGCCTTAGCAACCGGCGATATAAATGCTGCAGAATTTGCCGATAAGGCTGCTGACATAGCCCTTAGCAATTCCGACCGTTGGACAGCGGCAGAGTCAGCGTTTGATGAGTACACCAAGCTGGCGGAAAACGGCGCAATGACGCCAGAGGCAGCCCTGAAAGCCCAGATGGCTTGGTCCGGCAGCACGCTTGAGCGCATCCTCCGCACCCGAATGGAGGGCGCTAGAAGCAAAAAAGGCGGCGCGGTTGGGCTGATTCAAAAGTTTAAGAAGGGCGAGCTTGGCGACGAACTGGCCGATGCGTTTGCCAAAGCTGTCGGTGATGACGAGCTGATCAAGATCACCGCTCGGATGGAGTTGGCGGCGCACCGCATCGAAACGCATAAGCGACAGGCTTACAGCCATGCCCAGAAGCTCGCTAAGGATGATAATGCGCAAGACACGTCAGGCCTTTACAGCACAGTAGACTTGAAGACGGCGAGGGCAGCTTACAACAGGCTGATGTTATTCAACGGCTTTGGTTCAAAAAGTGATATCGAGAACGCCCAGGAATGGCTTGGCGAACTTGGCGATCCTGAATTTGCCGACAAGGCTGGCGCAACGCAGTTTAGAACCAGCTCGGAAGGCTCGGACGGTGATGCTCTCGACCGGCTGTTTGAAGCAGACCGCACCAATACATTGACGCCTCAAAAGGTGGCGCAGGAGAAAAGCAAGCTAACGGAGACGCGCTATCACCACTGGATGCAGCAGGTTGGCAAAGAGCATTCAGAGGGTGTTGAAACGGTGAAGAAGATAATGAATGCCAGGTTCCGGTATACCCGGTATCAGAACAGCGACAACCTAGAGAAAGAACAGACCAGGGCAGCGTACTCCAATGCGATTGAGCAGCTGCACAGATGGGTCACCAAGAACCCACAAGCAACGCATGCAGAAATCCTCACCAAGGGCGACGAGCTGATAGATGTAGAAAGGGCTAAGTTCACAAAAATGCTGCGGGCTGAGTTTCTGCGGAACTATGAACACAGGGGGTCTTGGCGAAAGGTACTAGGCGATGCCTCGTCCGGCACGATGGATGCAATGGCGCGCATTGACTTATTTTTGGCCCAGAACGGCGACGATAAACTTGGCATCAAGACCGCTCTCTTCCTCAAGAAGAAGTTGAATTTCTACAAAGATTTTGACGTCAACATGACATTGCCGGGTAGCTGATATGTCTATAATACCGAAAGCTACTGCGGTCGCCCGCCGCGTTCTGGCAGAAGCAAAAGACGACGCAGCCGTGGCTGCCGCCAGGGAAGGCGCACCGGCACCATCGACATTCAAGACAATAGTAGCGCCGCCAGAAACCCCTGCTGGCGACCAGCTGATCGCCGGCACGCGCCTTCCGGTTATAGCGACACTTATTGCCGGCGGTAAGGCGGCTGAGGCGAACCTGCCGGATATTGGCCCAGATGCCGACCCATTTGACGAGCTGGAAAAGTACGACAACGCGGAATTGATGGCCAGCCTTAGTGGCCTCGACCCGATGCACTTTGCCGACACCGACACCGTTATTGATGACAATGGCGAGGAAGTGACCTACGGCCTCATTGGCCGGGATACGGATGATGAGCTGGCGATCCGCCTGAATAGCGTGGAGCAACCGCCGGAAGATCAGGGCGCGCTGGCACAACTCAGGCAGCAATCACAGCAGGCTGGCGAAGACTATCAAGCAAAGCATACGGAAAACGCCGCACTGGCTTTTGAGGAAAGCGATGCCTTTCCGCCGGAAGACGAGAGCTTTGCACAGCAGTTCGGCGAGACGCTCGGCAATATAAATGTCGGGCTAAGCGCCCTTCCCTCCGATATAGCGGCAGGCTTTGGTAGACTGCTCAGCAACGCCTGGGGTGCATTTTTCCCAGAGCATCAGGCAAACATCGACAAGTTATGGAACGACCACGAAGACTTTCGTAATCAAACTATGAAAGACCACCCGGTGGCTGACATAGCTGGCTCCGTTGCTGGGATCGGCTCTCAGCTGGTATTCCCGGCGATTGCTGGAAGGAACATGTTGGTCAAAGCTGGCATGAACCCGATAGTGGCGACGGTTGCCGCTGAATCCCTTACAGGCTTCCTGGCATTTTCGCCCAAAGACGCAACGATAATAAATGATCTGATCGATGCCGACGAGGATGACAAAACATTAAAAACAATCAGGGATTTGCTCGCGACCGACCCCGGCAATGAAAGCGCGTATGCCGCTAGAGGTAAGCAGGCTTTTGAGGCTATGGCCCTTCTAGGCCTTGGCGAGGTTGCTATACGAGGCATAATAAAAACGGTCACCGCCGCCAATGCTTTTGCCAAGACCGGGCCTGGCAGGGCCGTTCTGGCAATGGCGGCTGCAGCTGGTATCACAACGCCAGCAGATGCTGAGGCTGGGGGTCTGTCCAAGTTTTTTGGTCTAGCCAAAAGGGTGCTTGGGCCAGACGCTAGTTTGTCGCCCAGCCAGACAGGCGGTTTGACCTTTCCCGCAGCCGAGTCAAGTGAAAGGCTGAGGCTAAAGCTGCAACGCGAAGCGGGTGTTCTTGAAGGCAAGCCGATGCCTGGCGGTCCAGCTAACGACCGCCGTGTTATACGCGCACCAAAAGGCAGCGGACTGCCCAATTTTGTTGTCGGAAAAGTCACGCCTAAAGACTGGATTACCCGCACCGAAAAACTGCTTAGCCCTGAAGAAATAGGCGAGGCGGCTAAGTGGTACGGTAAAATACGCGATATGTTCCTGCAGCATACCCAAGGCGATGCTGAACTGGCCGATGCATATATGCGCGGCTGGCTGGTAACGCAGCAGAACATTGATGTAACAGGCGCTCTGAATAACCTGTTGTTACAGGCAGAACAGTTTGCACGCGACGTTCCTGTGGGTCAGATGC